TTTGTTGATTGAAATTTACCCATTATAGAAATTTAATACTTCCTGCATTGATCTAACTCCTATGAACTTCTCAATCATTTTACCTGAGCTGTCTACTTTAATTACTGCTGGTACGCTTCTTACTTGAAAGTCTGCTAAAGCTTGTTGATCACTGTCTGCATCTAGCTTTGTTACAGGTACTCCTGAGTTAGCTACTTGTTCCATTACTGGTCCGAAAGTCTTGCATGGGCCGCACCACGCTGCTGATATGTATATTAGTTTATTCATGTGTTATCTTTTATCTGTTTGGTAGTTATAAAAAAGTATCATTAAAGCGATTGCTATGAGACTGTCTCCTGCAAGAGCTTCTAGTACGGAGAGTATAAAGAAACTCCAGTGTCCGTATTTTAAAAACCAGCCTCGAGCCGTAGCACTTTTCGGAGGTTCCTCCTGTTTAGGTTTACTTCCTCCAGTTGTTGAGTTATCAAAATAAGTACCTCGTCTTGCTTCTGTTATTCCGTCGCTCATAATTTTAATGGTTATGGTTATCTAGTACTTTTGTTACTTCCGTTACTACGTGTTCCCACGTTACTGGTCCTGTTTCATCTGCATATTCTGCTGGATCAGGGCGACCTAGTTTAATAAAAGCTTCTACACGTTCAACTGACGATGCTGATTTATAATCTGAGTACCATTTACCTAATCTCCACGGTAGTGATGATAAATCTTTAATGACTCTGTCTTCAGAATCACCTTCTATAAAGATTGGCTTATAGGATGTATTAGTTCTTTTATAAACCTCATCGAAATCTAATCCTAATTCCTCACATAGTACTTCTCCGTCTTGTAGTATAGTAAATTTATCTCCTAATAAATAAGGTGTCCAATAATGTACTCTTTCAGCATCCCAATTACCTAGTCTAAAAGCCTCATCATCTGCATCTCTAAATTCCTGTCTGCAGTCCGGATAAACTGAATGATCCCCTGCGTGGATGCCCATTGCTATATCACAATTCTCTCCTGTGCGGTTTGCAACTGATAAAGCTACTGCTTGAGTAATAGAAGCAAATATTTTGTTACGATTAGGAACAACTGTTGCTTTCATATTATCTTCTGCATAATGACCTTCAGGTACATCTTCTCCTCCTGTTACTAAAGCTGAATCTAATAGATCAACTAATCCGTTTAATTGGATTTGTTTATATGTTACCTTATGATCATTTTTACTTAAATAATCTACTAATGATTGAGCTCTTTCTAATTCAACTCTATGCTTTTGTCCATAGTCGAATGATAAAGCTGTTACTGTGTCAAATTCTTTTAAACATTTAAGTAACAGAGTGCTACTATCCATCCCGCCTGAGAGCGATACTACTACGTGTGTTTTCTGGTTATCCATCTTTTTTTTATTACTATAATATACGAACTTTAAAATCTTTTTGCAACAGATTTTATTATTTTTTCTTCTTCTAAAGTCATTCTTAACCTAGCCCCTGCTAGTTTCTTAACTGCCGTATCCCACTCATAATCTAGTACATTTTTTTGAGAATCTCTCATAATCTCTAGATCTGAGGTATATCCGTCTGCAAAGAGTAGGTTGAGAAGCTCTTCTTTCTCCTCCTCGGTTAGATTGCTGTATGCTCTAAGTATGTTCATATTAGTTAAATATTTTTATCGCTAATAGGTCTTATTACGTCTGTTTTATGTACTTTAAGTACGTCTCCTCCTATCCTGCAGGTACCTCCTTGAGACAGTACTTTCTTAAACAGGGTTATTTCTTTTTCTGCCCAATTACTGCTTATGAAGATAAGCTCTTCCTTAGTGGTAGTTTTTCCGTTCAAGGTAACGTCTTCAATTCTCTTTATAGATTGTTTTTTTAGAGTCATTATTTTTCTCTCTCTGCATTAGCTCTAACTCTAACTTCATGCCATTCAACCCTGCCCTGTTTCACTGCTTTCTTAATATTCTGCTGGTGTCTGCTTAGTTGCGATTTTCCGCTTTTAACTTCTATAATATGAACTTTACACTTCTCTGCGTCGTGAGTATCGGTGAATCCTACATAGTCTATAGGTTTTCCTAGAAAGTTGATAGACTCTACGGGTATAGGAAATTCATCCATAAACGGTACAAAGTTTTCAATGCTAAGCCCCCAGTTTACTGCCGAAGATCTAAATTGTGCATCTTTTCTAATCTTGGTTCTCTCCAAGGCAAAACTCTCTTCTAACTCTCTTATGTGGCTCTTAGCTTCGCGTAGGGAGAGCCCTAAATTTAACAGTGCAGCTATAAGGCCTACTGTTATTATTATCAATACTACCATATGTTTCTATATAATCCCGAGGTTCTTTGCTCGAGCGTAACTTATTTCTTTTCCCGTTTTGGGGTTTATGTATTTTTGTTTACTTTTTGGAATTTTTGCATCAGGATTAAAATTATAACCTGTCGGATATTTTACTATTGTCTGATACGGCCCGTATGGGTTTTTCTTTTTATCGTATCTCCAGATACTAGTAGTGCCATCATCCTCTTGCATCTCTAAGTCGTATACAGTTCGTTGCTCGTATACTTTGGGTACATAGACGTATTTCTTTTTCTCCATACCTAAATATACGAACAACTCCCCTGTATAGCAACTTTAATTTTTACTGCCTAAGAGTCTTTCTATTTCTGAATTCAACTCCTACAAAAGGTTCTGATATCATATCCTGGTGGGTAGCTCTGATAGGGTTAATATCTAAACCTCCTCTTCTTGTATATAATGCGCATACCATAAGCTTGTTAGGTTTGAAAGCTTCTGTAAGGTGTGTAAATACCATTTCTACAATCTCCTCATGAAAGTGAGATACTTGTCTATGTGATACAATATACTTTGCGATGGAAGCGTAGTCTGGTTCTTTTACCCCTTCCATATGTATGTAGATATCTCCCCAGTCGGGTTGATTGGTTACTCTACAGTTAGATCTCAATAGGTTTGAGTGTATTTTTATTACATCATCAGATACCTCTTCATCTGTACTTTTTAGCTGGTTTGCATCTGAGTGGAATACATTAAATTCTACTTCATCTAAGTCTACTATTCGACTTATGTCTAGGAACTCTCTTCCGAAGTCTACTTGAGGTCCAAAATCACTAGGGAAAAATCCTACAGCTACTTCTGTATGCAGTGCAATACTAAGGTCTTTAGCAACTCTTTCTTCTATTAGAGACATGCATTCTTTTGCTGTCTTACCTAACTTTGTCATATTGAAAGAGTTTAGGTACAGTTTTATAGATTTAGACTCTACGTGTAGGGGAGAATTAGAAGGATATACAATCTTCAACATACCTACTACAGGTCTTCCTGTTTCCGTAATAGCCGATACTTCATAAGCATTCCAGACATCACTGCCTACGAAAGGTAAATTTGCTTCATCGATACCGTAAGCTTCTCTGTTTAAGTTTCTAGGGATTGCTACTAGTAAGTCCGGGTTATACTGGTCTGAGTATCCTTCCCCTCCTACTTGTCCTAGATGTTTCCCAGCAATGGCTATTACTGCTTCTTGATTTTTGTTGTGCTCTTGCATTTATTTTAATTTATAACTTTTATACTTTGTTTAATATAACGTAATTGTTTAGATATAGCAACTTTACTGTTAATATACTTTACTTTCCATCCCATCATCCGGCATAGGGTTTATTGGGGGTCTATACCCGGGCCTACCGTGTACATAGTCCTTAGTTATCCCTGTGTTTAGTTGGGGTGTTTCTTCTTCTACAGCCTTATACTCTTCAGCGGCCTGTATTAATGTTTCGTTCGGCATGGGGAGTTCTATATCCTCGTACCGTGTATCGAATAAATCGTCTTCTTCTAAGTCACTTCCGTATATAATTTCTTCTTCCTCCTCTAAGTCACTTCCGTATATAATTTCTTCTTCCTCCTCTAAACCGTCTATTAAATCATCTTCTTTTAGCTTAATTTGTGCAAAAGCAAAGTTAGCGGCTATTACTAGAGCAATCGCTAATGGATCGAATACAAAGATAATGACCAGTAGCAGGTAATTTATAATTCTATCCATTGGAATACCAGTCAGTCCTGAAAGGTATTTTAGTGGTCCTAATTCTCCTGCTAACTCACTATTGGTAGATACTTCTACTATTTCGGTCTCGTAATCAAATAATTTTGTATTTAATTCATCTACTCTAGAATTTATTTGGGTTTGACGTTCGATTGCTTGATCTAGCTGTTTTTCAAGTGTTTTTCTAGTAGCAGAGGATGTTGATGTCATAACCTGCCCTTGTGCATTTGTATAGGTTATAACGTTATTAGATATCCCGTTTCTCAAATCTGTTACGGATTTATTAATACTTTCCTTTTCGGTATTGAATACGTTTAATTGATTTTTAATATTATCTCTTTTAGTTTCTACTAATGCAATTTTAGAATCAAGAGTTCCTGCTTTAGATGCAGTTTCCTGATAAGCAGAAGATAAGAATCCGTAAATCCCCATACTTGTGATTAGTATTAATACAAAACAGGCTGTTAATAAGTAATACTTAAGTGCTTTAGGAAGGGTGTGCCTGTATTGATACAGTAAGGAAGCGATTACCAGTTTGGCTACCTCTAAGGAAGTAGCCATAATGATAACAGCTAATGTTGCGCCGGCGAAGAGTTTACTTAATCCAGAAACTGAGTAGAATGCTGCAGAAGCAGATACTGATAGTGCAGATAGTGCTATAAGGGAGGGTAGTAAGTATTGTTGTATCTTTCTCATACTATTTGAAATATAGTATAAAAGTGTTATAGGTGCAACTTATACTACTCTTCTGTTTTATCTTCCTTGTTTCCCCAGATTTTATCTACTGAGGCTAATCCTAAAGCTCCGAATGCTAGAGCTGCTACTGCGTTAACTAGTACAGCTGATGGAGCGATATGCTCGTCTGTAAACTGGTTAGCAAATAATGTAACGCATAGGGTGATACCTGCGATAATTCCTACAAATCTCTTTGATGAGGGGGTTCCTTTTTCATCTTTGAGTAGTCCTGTGATCCAGTTGATTATTTTCATATTGTTTATTTGTTTAGTTATTTACCAGAATTTAAGTTTCTTAGCCGCTCTCTTAGTTGCGTCTGCTGCTGCTTCAGTAGATGTTCCTGCTCTTACTACTGCTTCTACTTTTTGTTCTTCGTTCATTGTTTTATTTATTATTAGCTTTTGCACCGAAATAGGTACCTATAATACCTATAAGTCCGGTTATCGTTAATTGCAGAAGGTTTATTATAGATTTATCGACTGGTCTGTTTTCTTTCAATGCAACGATGAAATCACCTAGTATTATACATCCTAATAATGCTAGAATTCCTATAGCTAATAAGTACACAACCTTTTCTTTCATTCCTATACCCTGTCTCCTTTATGTTTATCAATTTTATCTAAGATGATATTTAGAAGTTCGTTTTTTATAAACCCTGCCATTGATGCATTTTTGAGTGCTGACATTAACTGAAATATGATAAAGGGTACTGTTATGGTTTCACTTAGCCATGCTGTTCCTGCAAAACCTTTCTCTACCATTAGAAGGCAGGTTAGTATAAATGTCCAGGTAAATAGTGATTTTAATACGTTAAGAGCTTTATAGGTTTTGAATCCCTCTCTTTTAATTCCGGCTATTACCCCAAAAAAACCGTCTAGCAGTACTACGGCTGCTACAGCTAAGAATTGTTCTGCATTATCCATTGAAAGTTCAAGGAAATATGTTAGTAGAAAACTAACTGCGACTGTGCTTAAAATGGTTATTTTCATTAATTTCGAAGTTTTCACAGTTATTATAGGCTAGTTAACATGTCTAATAATTCTTGTTGAGGGAACATATCAAATTTATCTTTACGAGTATTTGTATGTGTCCATAATCCCTTTATTCTTCCGTAGTATGCATCTTCATTAAATTCAAATGCATCAGCACCTTTTACTTTTATTAAAGCCGGTAAGCCCTTTCTTACGTCTATTTCTTCTCTTTCTCCCATCCATAGTATCCACTTATGCAAAGCTTCTATTTGCTTATCGGAGTATTTATGCCAGGTTTTATGTCCTTTAAATGGTTTTGCTAATGTTACTATCTGCGAAGGAGATACAGCAGCTCCTGCATAGGTTTTACCGTCTACTACATATCCAAAGTTACATACTTCTACTCCAATAGAATTTTTATGCATGGTCTGTGAACCGTTTTTACCTAAGTGAGATGCCCAATTACCTTCTGGGAAGGCCTGTACCATTACTCCGTCATGTAATATATCGTTTCCTTTTACTGAAGGTCCTCCTAATACGAATTCGGTTGCAATTTTACCTATTGTGTCATTATCCCAGTTCTTAACTGTGTTAAATGGATTATGCCATCCTGCTGTATGGTGTATAAAAAGCCACTCTGCTTTAATTGGACCAGCATTATATTCATCTTTAGGCATAAAGTACTTTATTACCTCTAATCCGTTTGATGTGGTGTATTTTTCGTTAGAATAGAGACTATTGGGGGATTTTTTTATATTTTCAGTAAGGTCTGTATCTAATAGGTCCATTTTAGCTAATGTACCAGGGCCTACTATTCCGTCGGCAGTCAATCCGTTTGCGGCTTGCCACTTTTTTACGGCTGCTTCTGTTCCAGGTCCAAAATCCCCATCTGCCTTAACTCCTACTACTTCTTGAATATCCTTTACTAGCTCACCTTTTGATCCAACCTTTAATACCATTGCTTTTTGATTTATGATAAATAGCAATGTTTTCCGGAGGCTTCTTACTTTTTCCCTCCTT